CGTCGATATTTTTTTAGACACTGCCCTTTTTGGGTTGGTTCAAAATCATGGCAACTAACAAAGAAGTAGCTGAACATCTAGACTGTTCGCCTGAGTGGGTTTCTAGGCTAAAAGGCCAAAACATACTACCTTCTGCGCCTGGTAAGTCTATGAGCCTAGATCAATGCAGAGTTGCGTACATAAATTATCTGCGGACTAAAGCCAGAATGACATCTAACACTGATGATGGAACTATTACAGAACACAAGACACGTCTTACTTCTGCACAAGCTGATAAAGCAGAAATGGAAGTACAAGTGTTAAGCAGTAGCCTTATAAAAGCTGACGATGTTAGAACAACCTGGACAGAGTTTGTATCTAACGTGCGAGCAAAGTTATTAAATTTACCTGCAAAATTAGCACATCAGGTAATAGGTTTAGATCACTACGCAGAAGCAGAAGAATTATTAACCAACGAAATATATGAAACACTCAACGAACTCTCAAAATCTGAATACACAGAATCCAATGAAATGGGTATGGACGGAAACGGCGAAGACGTTTCAACCGCCCAAGAAGCTACTAGTTAGTGAATGGGCTGACAACTATCGTTTCTTAACTTCTGAGTCTAGCGCAGAACCAGGCAAGTGGAGAACATCACGCGCGGCTTACCAAAAAGAAATAATGGATTGCATTATAGATCGCAACATAGAAACCGTTGTATTTATGAAAAGCGCACAAGTAGGCGCAACAGAATTGTTACTTAACGTGTTGGGTTATTACATTAGCCAGGATCCCTGCCCCATTATGTGCTTACAACCTACTATAGAAATGGGAAGATCTTTTTCAAAAGATAGATTAGCACCCATGCTTGCTTCATCCCCTGCCCTAGAAGATAAAGTGAAAGAACCAAGATCTAGAGACAGTGAAAATACTGTTTTGCACAAAAAGTTTCCTGGTGGTCACATGACTATTACTGGTGCTAACTCCGCAAGTGGTTTAGCAAGTAGGCCAATAAGAATATTGTTAGTAGATGAGTGCGATAGATACCCTGCATCCGCAGGCAGTGAAGGAGATCCAATATCATTAGCAACTAAGCGTACTACTACATTTTGGAACCGTAAAATTATCATGGCATCTACACCCACAATAGATGGATTATCACGCATACAAACAGCGTTTGAGACTAGCGATAAACGCAAGTTCTGGGTGCCATGCGTACACTGTAATGAATATATTACGTTGGAATGGGCAAATGTTCATTGGGAAGAAAGCGAACCTGAAACCGCACATTACGTATGCCAAGAATGTGGATCTATTATGGAAGAAAAACATAAAGTACAAATGCTACGTGATGGCGAATGGAGGGCAGAAAACGAAACAACTACGATTGCAGGTTTTCATATATCAGAGCTGTATTCGCCCTGGTCTACGTGGGCATCAATGGCTGTTGGGTTTGCACAAGCTAAAAAACATCCAGAGTTGTTAAAGACTTGGGTTAATACTTCACTTGGCGAAGTGTGGCGTGATTCTGGTACAGAAATAGAATCAGAAGGCTTACTAAAACGAAGAGAGAATTGGGATGCAGAGTGCGTACCAGATGATGTGTTGGTAATTACCGCAGGCGTTGACGTACAAGATGATAGATTAGAATTACAAGTGGTGGGATGGGGTTTAGAAAGTCATTCTTACGTTATAGATAATCAGGTCTTTTGGGGCGAAACATCACAATACGCAGTTTGGCATGAACTAGATGATTACGTGCAAAGAAGATATCAAAGAGAAACTAAAGCAGATCTACCTATAGCGTGTATTGCTATTGACTCAGGTTATCAAACACAGTCTGTTTATAACTTTGTAAAAGTTAGACAAGGCAGAAGAATATTCGCTATCAAGGGGCAATCGCAACCTGGCAAGCCCATAGCAGGTAGACCAACACAATCAGGAAGACAAAGAGTGCAATTATTTCCATCTGGTGTAGATACTGCAAAAGAAACTGTGTTTAGTTGGTTACAGATTGAAGAACCAGGCCCAGGCTATATACATTTTCCATCTACTGTTGACGATGAATACTTTAAACAGCTTACATCTGAGAAAAGACAAGTTAAATACGTAAGAGGACGTAAAACTATTGTATGGGTACCTACACGTGAAAGAAATGAAGCGTTAGATACATACGTTTATTCATTAGTAGCCTTTCACATACTTAATCCAGACTTAGAAAAGATTGCAAATAAGACATTAACCACAGAAGAACAACAAGAAGAACAACCTGCTAAAGAACAACAAGCTAGAGATTTAGCCAAAGAAAGACGCAGACCAAGTAGAAAAAAATCATTTGTTAAGGATTGGTAGAGTGTTGACAAGCTAAAAATGCAACTTACGGTTTTAAAAAAACTGTATGAGGGCAGAAATTGGCTAATTTATTTGACTCAGAGAATTACCCTTCTAATGTGCCAGAAACTTTAACGGTCGGTGATCGTTGGGCATGGAAACGAGAAGACATAGCAACAGATTACATCCCTACAAGTTATACGCTAACTTATAGCTTCAGATTATTAAGTTCAGCCGCTACAGAAATATCCCTTGCTAGTTCTGTAATTACAGAAAGTTCAACTGCCTACATAGTAGAAGTGCCTAGTACAACTACAGCAGGTTACACCAAGGGCGATTACAGTTACCAGGAATACATTACTAACTCATCTTCACAAAGAGTAGTTGTTAGTTCAGGTTTTGTAACTTTAGAAGCTAATTTAGATGCTGACACGTCAGATCCTAGATCACACGCAAGAATAGTCTTTGATGCACTAGAAGCCATGTTAGAAAACAGAGCATCTATAGATCAATCTAGTATGAGTGTGGCAGGTAGATCTTTGAGCCGTATGACTCCAGAAGAAATACGCGATTGGTACGAATACTACAGATACAAAGTTAATTTAGAGATAAAAAAAGACAGGATTAGTAAAGGTTTAGCCACAGGATCCTCAATAAAAGCGAGATTTTAGATGCCCTGGTACAAAAGATTATTTGGAAGCCGTAAAAAAAGTAGACCTATCAACTTGCGTACATACGCAGGTGCTAACAAAGGTCGTTTATTTGCAGATTTTTTTAGCAATTCTAAGTCTGCTGATGCAGAACTGGCTCCTGCTTTACGCACATTACGCGACAGATCTAGAGAGTTAGCCAGGAACGACAGTTACGTTAAACGATATTTAGCGTTACTTTCAGCTAATGTTATAGGCACAAAAGGCATAAGACTCTCATGCAAGGCCAGGGATGATAACGGTCAGCTAGATATAATCGGCAATCAGATAGTAGAACGTGAATTTGCTAAATGGTGTAAGAAGGAAAGCTGTACTGTAACTGGCAAATTAAGTTTTATTGATGCACAAAAGCTATTTGTTGAAACATTAGCAAGGGACGGAGAGTGTTTAGTTAAACACGTAAGGACTAAAGACAATCCTTATAACTATTCAATCCAGTTTATTGAAGCAGATCACTTAGACGAAGAATACGACTATAAATTGAAAGACAATGCGACTATTCGCATGGGCGTTGAAGTAAATGGTGTAGGTAAACCATTGGCTTATCATTTATTCAAGCAACACCCTTATGACTCTGCACAATACAGCACAGTGCAATCACAAAAGTACACCAGGATTCCTGCGGATGAATTGATACACGCTTACATACAAGAACGACCAGAAATGACACGCGGTGTACCCTGGACTTCAACTGCTATGGATAAGATCCATACTTTAAACGGTTACAGGCAAGCAGAATTAACTGCATCAAGACTTGCGGCTTGTAAGATGGGTTTCTATGTTTCTCCTGGCGGCGATGGTTATGTAGGTGAAGACTACGAAGATACCTATTCGCCTATTATGGAAGCTGAACCAGGCACATTTGAACAGCTACCTAGCGGCATGGACTTTAAGAGTTTTGAGCCTAACCACCCTACTTCTGCATTTGAAGCATTTGAAACAGCCATACTTAGAGGTATAGCAAGTGGTTTAAACATCAGTTATCACTCATTAGCTAACGATTTAAGTTCAGTTAATTACAGCTCTATTCGCGCAGGATCTTTAGAAGACCGCGCACAGTTTGGAGTTATACAAGAATTTGTAATTGCACACTTTATAGAGCCAATATTTAGAGAATGGCTAGAAATGGCTATGACAACTAATCAGATCCCTATGCCTATAACACGATTTGATAAATTTGCAGACTCAACTACGTTTATTCCAAGATCCTGGAGTTATGTAGATCCACAAAAAGAGATCCAGGCTAACATCTTAGGTCTTAAATCAGGACAAGTGACCATGAGTGATATACAAGCGGCATACGGTCGTGATGTAGAAGAACTATTTGAACAGCACGACAGAGAAACTAAATTAGCAGAGCAATACGGTGTAACAACCGCATTTCAGCCTTTTGGCGCGCAAACAACACCAGTTGAACCAGAGTTACAAGGTGCAGATGATGAATAAGCAGTTGAGGTGGGATCATTTACTACAAATGATGAGCAAAATACAGACGTTGGGCGCACTCTCTATCGTCTTGTTTTCTTTAGGACTAAGGGTTTTTGCTGTTCTGCAAGGGGTAAAAAGTGCCTGAATTACATAACAGAGAAACTAATTTTCCTGAATCTGGTGATGATCAGAAGATAAGTTTGCGTAATTCTAAATATAAACAGTTTGATTATGATTATGTTTTAGATCTAAAAAACAATCATAAGAGTATCTGGAGCGCAGGTGGCAACACAAGGGGTAGTGATGCCTTTACCTTATGGGGTAGAGCCAGGCAAGGATCTGAAACACAAGGCGTTCTAGATTGGATTAAAGAACGCGAAGCCTGGGCGGCCAGACACAGTGTTAATGATGGCAATGCTTTCGTTGGAACAGACAAAGAACCTAACGTGTCAAATGTTGCAGGCATTGTAGCCTTAATGAAATGGGGTGTAGTAAACCCAAAGTTAGGTACAGGTGGTATGAAAAAAATCATCAATCAGCTTAAACGTAAGTTAGCTGATAGAGGTGAAACAGTTTTTATAGAGGAATCTATAGAAAGCGAGCCTAACGGCTCTAATTTAAAACTTAAATCCAAGGAGACAGATATGGACGAAAGGACGGAAGAACGTCACATATTAGCCGTAGAAGAAGATGCTGATTCTTACAACGTAAAGTTTGCAAAAGCAGAAATTGTAGAAGACATAGAAGCTAATTCATACGGCGATGATGAAGACGAGGAAAAGCGTTTTGACAAAGACGAAACCAACTACCGTTCCATTGATTTATCCAGAGCAGAAATGATTAATGAGGACAAACGAACTGTTCGCATTGCTCTTTCTTCTGAGGAACCTGTGGAACGTAGTTTTGGAATGGAGGTGCTAGACCATTCCCCTGGCTCAGTTGATATGAGTTGGGCAAGAAGCGGCAATATGCCTGTTTTACTAGACCATGACACGACTAGGCAAGTAGGTATTGTTGAGGATTTTAATTTAGACGGTGCTACTAATAGGACATTAGCAACGGTGCGTTTCGGAAGAAGCGAACTAGCACAAGAAACCTGGAACGATGTTTTGGACGGTATTAAGCGTTCAGTCAGTGTCGGCTACAGAATTAACTCTATGGTAAGAGACGAATCTGCGGAAGACACAACCTATAGGGCCAATTGGACTCCTATGGAAGCAAGCCTAGTTTCACTCCCTGCTGACACAAACCCTATGGTGGGTGTTGCCAGGTCAAAAGATAGTGCAGAGGCGCAAGCCCCTGTTGATATAAACAATTCTATTAAGGAAAAAACAATGGAAGAAAATAAAACTCCAGAAGTTGATTTAGATGCTCTTAGATCTGAAACCGCAGTAAGCGTTAGATCTGAAGTTGCTAAAGAAGCAAAGGAAATACTTGCATTAGCTACTAAACACCATAAACGTGATTTAGCTGATGTATCAATAGCGGAAGGACATTCATTAGAGCAATTTAGAGGCATCCTTCTTAATCAAATAGCAGACGATAAGCCACTAGAAACACCAGTAGCAGAAGTTGGACTAAACGACAGAGAAAGAGGAAGTTATTCCTTTTTAAATGCGATTAGAGCGGCATCAAGCGGTGACTGGTCAAACGCAGGACTAGAAAGAGAGATCTCTAATGAAATCGCTTCTAGAACTGGTAAAGAAGCTAGAGGTTTCTACCTACCTATGGACATAGGTTGGGGGCAAAGGGATCAAACTGTTGGTAGTAACACAGGTGGTGGGTTCTTAAAAGGAACAGAACACCTGGCTAATGAGTTCATCGGTGAAGTCTATGCAAACTCAGTTGTTGCACAATTAGGCGGCAGAGTTATGACTGGTTTACAAGGTGATATAGCGATTCCAAAGCTATCTGCATCTGTGACCAACACAGCTTTTGTTGCAGAAGGCGCGGCACCAAGTGAAGGCGCGGCAACTTTTGCGCAAGTCACAATGGCACCTAAGACTTTAGCCACATACGTTGACTACACAAGAAAACTAGCATTGCAATCGGATCCTTCTGTTGAGCAAATACTTAGAAATGACGTAGTACAAACTATGGCGGCTAAGATAGACCAAGTTGCTATAAACGGCGGCGGTTCTAATGAGCCTTCTGGTATCTTGCAAGAATCAGACACTAATGTTGTTGCCATAGCCACTAACGGTGGTGCTATTACATATGCCAAAGTTGTAGCCATGGAAGCGGCTATAGCGGCTGATAATGCCTTAACTGGTACTTTAAACTTTGCAACAACTCCTGGTGTACAGGGTGCAATGAGACAAATACCAAGACAGGGTTCAGGTGTTGAAGGTAATTTCATTCTAAACGATAGTAACTCTATCTTAGGACACAACGTAACTGTTTCAACTAACGTACCTAGTACCCTAACTAAAGGATCTACTTCTGGTACTTGCCATGCACTTATCTTAGGTGACTTTGGCCAAGTAATGATGGGATTTTGGAGCGGAGTCGATGTAGTTGTGGACTCTTCAACATTAAGCACTTCTGGTGGAACTAGAATCGCGTTCTTCCAAGATGTTGATGTTGCAGTAAGAATACCTAACGCTTTCGCGGCGATTAAGGATATTACTGTCTAATTATTTTGATTTGAGGGGAGTTCGCTCCCCTCTCTCAAAGGAGCAAACAATGGCACAAATAAAAATGGAACAGGATGCCTACATTAGAGGAATCATGCGTAAGAAAAATGACGTTGTAGAAGTGTCTTCTGCGGAAGCAAGACAATTCATAAGCAACGGCACAGCAAGCGATGTTTCTGATAAACCAGAAAAGACAGCTACTAAAGCAGTCAAAAAGGCACCTAGCAAAAAGGCTAAGTAATGGTACTTGAATCGTCAGCAGATTTAGCAGGTTACTTTGATACAGATGCACATGGTACTGCGGCCACTATCACTATAAATGGTAGCGGCTCTAGTATTAACGTCATTTTAAACAAAGAATACTTTGCTATAGATCCTGGATTGGGCATGGAAGTTGAAGGAACACAACCTGTATGCACAGGAAGATCCGCAGACATGACCAATGTAGAGATCGGCGATACGATTCTAATCAGTTCTGTTACTTATAATATTATTAATGTTCAGCCAGATGGCGTAGGTGTTACTGCGTTAGTCTTAGAGGAGCAATAGTGTCACACGTCAGGCAACAATTAAGAGAAAGAGCGGCTACAACCCTTACAGGGCTAACCACTACTGGAACTAAAGTCTACCAATCAAGGGTATACCCTCTTGGTGCGGCTAATTTGCCTGGTTTGTTGATCTATACCAAATCTGAGGATAGCGAAGCGGTAACTATGTCAGGGGCGAGAACACTTTTAAGAAACTTATCTTTAGTTATTGAAGGCTATGTAAAAGCAGTTAGTAATTATGACGATACTGTGGACACGATAGCAAAAGAAGTAGAAACGGCTATGGGTAATGATGTCACGCTTAACAGCCTGGCTAAAAACTCTTATCTAGAATCTACTGAAATTGAATATGACGGCGAAGGTGAAAAACCATTAGCTGTGATATCACTAACGTACAGAGTTGAATACATGACTAAAGAAAATGCACCACAAACGGCGGTGTAAGGAGTAGATATGGCAGTTTTATATTCTCCAAATGGCAAAGATAGCATTGATGCACACGTAAGCCAGGTGGAGTATTTAATTAGTAAAGGTTGGACTGAGGAGAAATCCAAGTCTGTAAGTAAAAAAAATAAAAATAGCGAGGAATAGAAATGGCAACACACGCAGGAAAAGAAGGCTTAGTAAAAGTAGGCTCAAACACAGTAGCGGAAGTTCGTACATGGACTATCAATACAAATGCTGACGTTATAGAAGACACAGCTATGGGAGATACGGCAAGAACGTACCTTTCTGGTTTGACTTCTGCTGATGCATCAGTAGATCTATTTTGGGATGAGACAGATACAAATGGACAGGTTGCATTAGCACCTGGATCTTCTGTAACTTTAGTCTTATATCCAGAAGGATCAACAAGTGGTGATACTTATTACACTGGCACAGCAATCGTAACTTCAAAATCCATAACAGGATCTTTTG